CGGCGACCGGGTTCGCGTTCTGCAGGTTGATCCGGTCAAACAGCTTCCTCCCGGCATACGCGCCGTCGATGACCTCCAGAGTCAACTCCAGGTAGTACCCGTCATTGCTCTTGGTGGGCTTGCCCTCGCTCGCGACGACGCGGCAGTTGTAGACTCCGGCCGGAATTGCTTCGAGCTCCTCGAAGGGCTTTATTTTGCTTGCGTCGAATTGGAATTGCATACTTAGCCTCCTATCTTTTGGATCACCTGTGACAGATTCATCGGTTCAAACTGGGCCAGAGATCCACTCCGGTCCTTAGCTACATACTGAAGGTCAGCCTGTGTCTGGAGATAGTGAAATTTGGTCCCATCTGGACCCCTTCCCACGCCAACGTGGAAGACCTCGTCGAATAGGTAGGGGAGCTGGGGCCCGAGCTTCTGCCCCGGCATCATTGGCTGGAAGCGCATGATTCCCGAGGCCTCGTCCTTAGCCCATTCTTCCTTGGCGCTCATGTAGACATGCTTGCCAGGCAGGTCGCGGAAGGCCCTAACCCACGGAAGCATCTGGTCGAGCATTTCCCCGTAGGCCTTGCGCGGGTCCTTATTCGAGGCCTTGAGTGTGGTCAGAAGAGTCTCCCCTATCTCAGTCACGGAATCGAGACTGACCGACACTATCTGGCGGGCCTCCTGACTGGTCGACAGCCAACGGTAGACCTCTGACAGCTCCGACAGAGTGTGGATCTCCGCGACTGCGATGTCAAACCTACGGAGCGAAAGCATCCCTGCCTCGGCTGAGAGTATGACCGATGGTTCGGGCATGGTCGCGCACAGGGAGGTCTTTCCTACCCCAGCGCCACCATACCCGAGGATCTTCACCCCGTTGGCGACGCTGGCTTGGCGGGTGGTTGTCCACCTAATCACTGCTGTGTCTCCGGCAACGAAGGGCGCGAATGTGGAGGCATAGGTCCGCATGATAGTGGCACAGTACCACCTTGTCACCGCACTGTGGGCACAGGTCAATGACAAACCCTTCATGTGGGCAGCCCGGCCCCATGCAGGGAATAAACTCGTCTAGCTTCAGTTCTTCCTTAGGCATCTTTCTTCTCCTTCGGCTCGCACCGAATCTCGATGGTTGGAGTGGAATAAGTAGAGGTGATAGCTTGGTCTAGTATCGCCCTCTGCTCCTCGGTCAGATGGCGATAGGCCGTGGTATCCAGCTCTATCTTGATTCGCGTGACCTCGTCAACGGACACGCCGGCCGCGGCGAGGGGTTTGGTCAACGTCGATAGAACCGCACTGTCGATGTTGCGCTTCACCTTGTGGGTGTACTTCAGATTCCATCCATTGCGGATAGGAATGCGATTGACCCCCTCCTTTAGCGAGATCCCAAACAACACTGCCCCCAGGGCGCGCCGGAGCTCTACTTCGCGCTCCACTATCTTCTTGGCTTTTTCGGCCTCTTCCTTAGCCCTGTACCATTCGTCCACTGCGGCTCTCTGTTCTGGTGTCATCTCATCTCCTTCGTCTTCCTCAGTATCGCCAGGGAGGGCACGCCCGCCGACGTAACTCCTCTCCTCGCATGGAATTGAGCATTCGGGCGGGCCCCCACTCTCTTTCTCCGTTAGGAGTAGTAGCTCCTCGAAGTGCCATGACCGCCTCATAGGCGGCCTGGACAGCCGACCCAGCATTGCCGCGAGCCAGTTGCTGGACGAAGGCTGCGGCCCATACCAATTTCTCGTTTGAAGTGAGCTCTGACATACCTCGACTGTACGCCACCAAGGCAACGAATTAACCCACTATTTTGGACCCAAAATAAGGGGTTGCGCGACGGGGGCAAACCGCCCTACAAATGATGTGCAATGAGCGCCGAGGTGAAAAGAGGATCCCTCCATGTTGAGACGCTGAAACTCCTTCGCCAGTCGCGGGACTCGCTTCTCGACATACACCTTGCCACCAGGCTACCCTTCTATTGGCTGAAGAGGTTCAAAGAAGATGGGATCCGCGACCCCTCAGTCAATAGAATCCAGATCCTGTACGAGCATCTAGCGCGGCTCCCTCTCATTGGTGGCCACACGTGGACTTCGACTCACACTAGCTAGGTGCACGCATGCGAAACAATATCCCCCTAGAACTCCGGGCACTGAGGCAGTGGGTTTGTGCTGGAGTCAATAAGGTCCCCGTGTCACCCCGCACGGGGCGCGCTGCCAGCGTGACCGACCCTTCCACGTGGGGCACATTCGACGAGGCATGCTCTACTGGTTCGCCCTTCGTGGGGTTCGTCCTCACAGCCTCAGATCCCTACACCATAATCGACCTGGATGACAAGGAAGCGCATCCAGCGACTCCCGAGCAGCTCGAGATTCATAGACGCATCCTAGACGCGATCCCGAGCTATACAGAGCGCTCGGCATCGGGGCGCGGGTATCACGTGGTCGTGCGAGGGTCCCTCCCCTACGCGCTCCACCGTGATACAGTCGAGGCGTACTCTACCGGGAGGTACATGATTTGCACCGGCAACGTGGTGCGCTCAGCCCCCATAGTCGACGCCCAAACGGTGTTGGACATCCTAACCCGAGAGATGACCCCTTCTCAGCAAGTCGAGCTAGACGACGTCGGCGATACTCTGACTGATGAGGACGTGTTCGAGCTCGCAATCAACGCTTCCAATGGAGACAAATTTAATGCGCTATGCATCGGCGACTGGAAGACGATGGGGTACCCCAGCCAGTCAGAGGCAGACTTTGCCCTCCTATCCATATTCACGTTTTACACTCGAAGCAATGAACAGGTACGGCGTCTATTTCGGATGTCCGCGCTGGGACGACGGGAGAAAGCGACCGCGGACAATCGTTATCTCGACCGAGCACTTCGGAAAATTAGAGCTCGACAGCCCCAAGATGTGGACATCTCCGGTTTGCTGGAGAAGCCACAACCCCAGGGAGGTGCAGCTGGTGAACCGGGGGGCGGGGCTCCAGCTCGAGTTCTGGCCCCGCATTCTGAGGTATCGTTCGTTCCGCCGCTAGCCGAACTCTCGTTGGTCAACTCCGCCAAGCTAGTAGACCTCACTCTCCCGCCCGGGCTCGTCGGCGAGCTGGCGGCGTACATATACAGCTCCTCCATTCGCCCGGTCCCGGAGGTCGCACTGTGCGCCGCCATCGCCCTAATGAGCGGCGCGGCCGCGCGATGCTACAACGTGAGCGGCTCAGGGCTCAATCAGTATCTGGTACTCCTGGCGAAGACCGGTGCTGGGAAGGACGGGGCCGCGGCGGGCATCGACCGTCTCATGTCCGCAGTCAGGCGGCACGTTCCCATGGCCGACACCTTCATTGGCCCTGGAGTCTTCGCCTCGGGTCAGGCGTTGGTCAAGGTGTTGGACGAGCGCCAATGCTTCGTCTCGATCCTAGGGGAGTTTGGGTACACTCTGCGCCAGCTATGCGACCCAGACGCCAACAGTGCCCTGGTGATGCTCAAGAGGGTGCTGCTAGACCTATACTCCAAATCCGGGTGGACCAGTCTGCTCAGGTCGTCAGTCTACTCTGACAAAGAGAAGAACACGAAGATAGTCCAAGCCCCCAACGTGACCATCCTCGGCGAGTCCACCCCGGACGCGTTCTTCGAGGGGCTCAATGCTGGCCACATAGCGGAGGGTCTGATCCCGCGCTTCTCCGTGGTCGAATACACCGGCCCGCGCCCTCCACGCAACCCCAACGGCGGGGCCCCTCCATCTGAGGAGCTGACACGTCGCCTCGCCGAGCTCGTCGCGACCACTCTCACCATGGGGCAGAACAATCAGTGTGCGAGTGTTCCGTTGGAAGCTAGGGCCCAGTCGCTACTAGACGCCCTAGACGGGCGATGCGACCGTGCCATCAATGACGCCAAGTCCGACGTAGACGCTCAACTATGGAACCGAGCTCACCTGAAGGCGCTGAAGCTCGCGGCGCTGATAGCGGTGGGGGTCGAGCCCCACAACCCGGTTGTCACTGCTCCGATAGCGGCGTGGGCCATCTCCTTCATTGAGCGCGAGGTCAACGGGGTGCTGGCGCGATTCCAGACTGGCGACGTCGGCAGCGGGTCAGCGCACCACGACCTTGACGTCCAAAGGGCGCTAGAGGACTTCGCGGCCATGACCAATGTCCAGCGGCGGACTTACGATGTTCCTAAGGTTCTTATGAACCAAGCCAAGCTCGTTCCCTACACCTATCTCCGGAGACGACTGAGAGCGCTCAACTCCTTCACCAATGATAGGAGGGGAGCGATCCCCGCAATTAGGGCCGCAATCCAGGACGCAGTCGACTCAGGTCAGCTGGTCAAGCTGTCACCACTCCAGGTCAGGGAGATGGGGCTGACTGGCGAGCTCTATGCCAGAGGGAAATCCGAGTGACCGTGGGAAAGGGGGAAAAAGTGTCAATTCACACGGGTTCATCAACAATCTCGACTAGGTACATGGGGGGAAAGGGGGAAGTGTAGAAAAGACA